TTGTACCTTCTAAATAATATTCTTTAGACCCACCTGCATCAACTAATAAAACGTCATATCTTAAAATATCAGGAGTAAACGTAGAAGTTTGTGTATCTGTAAGAGAAATACTGACCGATCCAGCACTTCTATCGGTATAGGTGACAGCAAAATCAGCATACTTTGTGGTTCGTGTTTGCTCCCAAACCTGTGCAGCTACCGTAAATCCAGTTAAATTTATCGCAGCATTATTAGAATCTTTAAAAATAAGCGGAATCGAATGATCCGACCTTCGCTGGAGCGTAAAATTATATATACCAGGTTCTATTGCCATTTTATGTATAAGGTGATGTACCTAGAATACTGCTATCCCATTGATTTTTCAAATCATCTACAGAAGTTGCATTGGTAATTGCACTAGCAGCAGGAGCATCTCTTAAAGCTTGCTTTTTATTAATAATTTCTGTTGTACTGGCTGATGTTTCTGTAGCACGTTGATAATCAATATCAAGTTTTTGCAGTAAAGGTTCTCTAGCAGATCTTATATTTATTTTATGGATAGTTTTTGCAGCATCCATATCATAAGAAAGTTTACTATTCATAACGATGCCCAATAAGCAGTATCACCAATTCCTGTACCGTCAGGTGAACTAAAGTCTGCTCTCCATGCACTTCTAAAATTTCCATCGGGTAATTCAGTTGCATCTACAATAATATATGGTTTTCCTGCTGGTACATCTTTTTTACACACATCTTCAAATGGTATTTCTCCAGATGGTATTAAAACATCTATACCACCTGTTTCATTTGAATAAAGAATACGTCTAGTTTCTGCCATAATTTTTTTCTCCTATTTTAAGCAAAACATACAACATTTACACTATTTTTATCAAGAACATGACTTGAGTTAGCTGATGAACAAATTCTTACTCTTACACTACCTGTACCTGCACCACTTGTATTTTCTAAATAAAGAGTGCAGTGGTCGTTAAATGTGAATCTATCAAGATCAATCATCCCTGCTGTTGTAGCACCAGAAGGTAAAGAAGTTGAAAAATTAATCGTAAAATTACCTTCGCTATTATCAGTTATAGAGCTTACGTTAAAACTGCGTCTAATACTTGTAAAATTATCAGTGGCACTTCCACCTTGAAAACTGTCAAAATTTACACTCATTCTTACCAATCTTCCTGCTGCGGTTTCTGTTCCGCTAGAATTTTGAAATGCAGGGCCAGAACTACTATTACTTCTATATTGGGTCGCTTTTGTTGTTGTTGTATTAGAGTTTGTCGTATTTAATGTTGATAATCCAGAAATTGTGGTAGCAGAACCCCCCAATGATATAGCTGTACTCCCCACTGTAATTGAACCAGTAGACGATGCAAAACTTAAAACACCACTACCATTAGTTTTCAAAAATTGACCATTACTTCCATCTGCTGTCGGCAAGGTAAGAGTAAAACTTGTTCCTATAGTCGTATCTGCTTTTAGTCCTACATAATGAGAACTGTCATTATCTCCAAATCTAATTTCATTCTGTGTTCTAAGTGTTAATCCATTGGCATCAAATACCATCTGCTCAGTTCCAGCAGAACTGAATCCCATAATATTATTTGTTTTTCTAAATAACCCTAAATCTGTATCTGTATCAAATGAAATAGCAGGAGCAGCAGCACTGTTAGAATCATCAGCTAAAAACTGACCTGTCATAGTTCCACCTGACTTAGATAATAAACCTAAGTTTGGTTGGTCTATATTTCCAATCGTTGTAAACGAACCATTGCTAGAATTTCTAACTTTTAATTCATTTGAAGTTGTATTAAGAAACGTCATGCCAGCTACGCATTTACTGGTAGCTAAATCTGAAGATTCTGAATTATTTGATTGAATTGCTGCAAAAACAGCATTTAAATCAATTCGGACATTAGCTCCTGAGTTATCTTCAATATTATAATTTGCAACACTAGACATAACTAATTAATTCTTTCCTCCATGTTACCCTCCTTTGCCGAAACCAACAGCACTGTAGGTAAAATTTCTATCAATACTAGCATTACTTAAGTTTTTAAAGTGAACTGTAAAGCCAGTTCCAGATATGCTGCTTAACTCGAAAAAATCTCCTGATGCCATATTCTGTGGAGAGATATTAACAGATGGTAAGAAATTATTTAAGTTACCTAATCCAGACGTTCCAACAAAAAATGGTGCTGTAAATGTAACAGCTTTTGCTCCTGCTCCAGATGCTATAACAGCAGACTGCTCAGTTCTTGATGGTAACGTAGCTGAATAACCTAATTGTTGTAAGTTTATATTCTGTGCAGTATCAGACGTATTTAATGTTGCTCTAAATTGAAATCCTCTTCCCTTAAATGTGCCATTTGCAAAATCATTAAAATCTGTATAAGTAGGAGAACTGCTTGGATCATCTGTTGTAGTTCTTACAGCCAACGTAGCGTTAGCGTCTGGTGCTTCAACACCATCAAAATTTACCCAAGTATCTATATTATCTGTTCTGTTATCAAACAAGTCTCCTGTATAAAATCCAACACCTTGAAAATGTCTTTTTAAAACAAGTGAAAATGTACTACCAAGATCAAGCGTATCTACAAAATCATAAGTACCAGTTGCGTTATTTACTGGGTTTGTAAGAATTAAACCACCTTTTGAGGAGCTATATTCTGTGTTACTAAAGAGACTACTTGTTGTGTTGTTAAATGGAGGGCTATCATTATCTTCTCTATCAGTTTTGACAGTAATAGAATCTAAAATATCTACTAAAGATAAACTGACTTTTGCTACTGTTGTACTAAAATTTCCCGTATCGTCCTGAAATTTAAGGAGATAAGTTCCTGGAAGTGCAGGACAGATTGCTTCGTTTGAGTTACCAGCTACAGCTTCAATAATATCCTGTGCAGTCTGGAACGTTGCACTTGCAGCAGCCAAATTAGAATGTCTGACATAAACTCGACCACCATGCAAAACATCAATAGAAGTTGATTGGTTAAATCTTAATCTTATAAATTGCTCATTAATAGGCTCAATAGTTAAATTAGTGACATTATCTGGAGCACCTGATTTACCTGTGGTTTGTATAGTACCAGTTAAAGCAGTTGTTGATAGCTTTCCAGAAGCGTTATAAGCAGATATTTCAACATCTACACTTCCTTTTTTAGTATCCATGATTTCAAAATCATTACTAAAAACTTGTTGAGTTATAAAATTATCTGTATTACCAGCTTCAGATGTTATTCGATAATTTAATTGATAAGAAGATGCACCTTGAGGACTTTCATAAACAGTGCCATCATCAGCAAAAAATGTTTTTGTAGGCTCTTTCCAGCTAATTAATAATCTGCTTCTCGCTATTCCATTAATAACAACAGTTGTCTCTGCACTTGTTAAGTTACTGGGAGCATTTATAGGATTGTTTAACAGAGATACGTTTCTTGTAGGTAATGGAGTTCCATCTTCAATAAACGCATATTTACCTTCGACATAAGTTAAAGCAGTAATTGCATAGTTTATATCATCTTCCTCTGTAACTTGTATTACTCTAAATAACTGGGTTGAAAGTGTTGTGCTGGATATTAAATAAGGAGAATTTGTATTTGGCACTGCGGAAAAAACAGAACCTACTGTTATCACTGCTCCTGATATTCCAGTAATAGATCTAGATTCAACCGTTCCATCGGGTAAAATAACACTGATTGTTGGAGAGTCAGTTAAAGAAGGCAATGTAGTTTGTGCTTCTGCATCTATTGTTATCGCTGAAGTTGTTGCAGATACAACACGACCACCTCTTCTAGCCCCTGCTCTCACTGGATCGTTTATTTCAATAACAGCACCAGGTCTTACTAACATTCCAGAATCTATAGAAGTTGTAAAAGTAACTGTTTCACTTTCATTTTGTTCAGAAAATAGTATTGCTCTTGCAAGTCTTTTTGCTTGATTACGAGAAGTACAAGCAAATGCTTTTACTTGTTTTACTATTGTTCCTAACTTTGATATAGCTGTTGCATCTTCGTAAACTTCAAAATCTACTTCTCTAGAATCCATGTTGAAGTAACTAACCGATATAACAGAATGACGTTGTTTTAAACTGCTTCCTTGATAATTAAAACCTGCTTCTCCTACATTTGCTAAACTAAATAAATAGCTAGAACTTTTAGGACTATCTTGTGAAATATTAATAGTTCCAGCAGACCATATTGGCATACATCTCATTACACCTGACAATTCACTGATTGCTGTAAATGCCTCTTTAGGACTTTGAATATTTACATTGCAACTAAATCTAGCTTCTTTTGTTCCTGCACCTGTACCATCATCAACTTCTTCATTTGCATATTTAGAAGCTGCAAAGAAACTAAAAAGATCAACATTAGAAAAAGTAGTTGAATCATTTGTTTGATCTGAAGCAATATGATCTCCCAAACCATAGCGTTTCGTAATTAATAAATCGAGCAGTATAAAGGCAGGACACGTTGTCCATACCGCAGCTTGCATCGTTCCATTAAATATATAACCAGTTGGATATTGTATTCTTCCTGTTTGCAAGTCAACAGTAGGAGTACCAGAACTATTAGCACCGGCACCTGGAATCCTGACTTTAATTCCTCTTATGCGAAAAGTTCTAGCTGGAACTGAATTAAAGGTTTTACTATCGAGACGTAATGCTGTATAAGCACTGTTAGGGTAAGTTGAATCATTATCTATAACTTCCTGTATAAAAGAAAATTTAAACTCATCTCTTAGAAATCCAGCAGGATCAGCGTCAGCAGTTACTCTTTCTACTTTGACATTAACAGGAAAGTTGCCATCTAATTCAATCCTATGATCTCTTGAATAAGAATCAGCAGTTCTTCCTACAACAGAAGTATTTATCTTTTCAACATAAGAACCACCACTATATTGGATAGAAATTTTATATTCAACAGTCGATCCATGAATATTTCCTTCGTCATCTGATCTTTGAATCTGTGCCCAAGTTAAAGTAACTATTACAGCATCAACAGTAGAATCAGTTAATTGTTTAATAACAGGAGCAGAAGTAGTAACGTCTGCGGTGCTGACTGCAACTGGTCTACGAGTTTCAGTTGGTATTCCTGTTAATTTTGTTTGGTTAGCAGTACCAAAACGTGTTTTAAAAGTAACATCTTGAAAATTAAAATCACCGCTAGCAGGACTACTGTTACTAGCATTTGCATTTAATACAGGAGTATCATTTAGAAATACATCTTTTAAGGCAGCATTATTATATGCAGTAGATGTTTTATCGGTAATTGCTGCTTTTGATGGAGATGAAAACCCTTCTATCTCTCCTTCTGAAATTAAATCTTGAACAGTAGCAAATTGTCTACTATGTAAAGTATCTGGGGCACGAAATGGTTTAGGAGGAGGAGGAGGTCCACCAGCACCTCTAATAAGTTTACGTTTATCTGTCATGCTTCTACCTGATTAGTGTCAATCGCTGCACTTATTACAACACTTCCTGTCATAATTTCACCATAGACTATTGGAACGGGAGTACCTGCTCTTGAAGTATTTTGAAGTCCACTAAAACTAAAAGACAATTGTGGATCTTGTTCTGAATTATAATCTTCTGGTTTAGGTAAAGGAAATAGTAAATCACTAACACCAGATAAGACAAGAGAAGCTCCTACTGCAAATAATCCTTTTTGAATTAAACCAACTTTTGCAAAACCTTTAGCAAAAGCGACTCCCAATCCTGCTGAAGTTCCAAATGAAAGAAATGATAAGCCAATAAGTCCAGCACCCAATAATATTTTTCCAAAATTACCACCAGCACCAGTTATAGCTGGTACAAAATGTATATCTTGCTGTCCTATTGGGTTATGAATTTCAGTTTCATCAATATCATAATCTCCAACTTTTACCTGATAGTATTTAGGACTCATATATTGCTCTAACTGAGGAAAATTATTTAATAAAAAACTTACAGCTTGTCCTACATTATTTACTTCAACATCAAACTCTTTATGCCCAACAAATTCAGCTAATTTGCCATACAATTTTACTTTACGAAGCATACCGATACCTCTTTCCAGTACATTTTAACAACCATTCAGAGTAAGGCTCTCTACAAGATAGTCTATCTGTTAAATGATGAATAACATCACCATCAAAAAATAATGCTACATGATTTAAAGTTGGGTACATTATAGACATTAATAAGACATCTCCATTTTGTAACTTTTCATCACTTCTAAGTTCTCTAAACCCAGTTCGCCAAGCACAGCTTTCAAATAATGGTTTTTCAAGAAATTCTTGCGGTGTTGTAGGTCTATCCCAATCTTTTAGTTTTATATTTTTTTCTTCGTTATACCAATCTCTTACTAAACTCCAACAATCTGTAATACCCCAAACCCATTGACGACCCAATAATGGTGCTTTATATCCTGTAGGCTCAAGATATGCCCATTGTTTTGTTGAAGGATTAACAATATACCAGGGTAAACCGCTATCTTCGCAACTAACTTTATCTGCTTGACTTGGAGTTGGAGGATTGACAGGGTGACTATGAAATACAGCTACAATCTCACCTGTCTTATCTGCTTTTACATAATCTTCTGGATCAAGAATAAAACATTGATGATCTGTTATTGCAAGATTACGACAAGGAAAATATCTTTGTTTACCTCGTACATTTAATACAAGTCCTACAGCTTCTTTAGGATTTTGGTCTTTCGCATGAACCAATGCTTCATCTTGCCAATTCATTGTGAAAACGTGCCAATGCCAGGAAATTCTGTGCGAGTACATTGTCTTTTTGGTATTCTTACTCCTGCAAGATCAGTAGGAGCAGCAAGTTCAAACTCAACAACTTCTCTATTCTCTCCTGATTTACGATCTACTGAATAAATTTCTCTAGGAAATTCTGCGGTAGGATCAGCAGTTGGATTTTGTCCATCAGCAAAGTTAGCAGCATCAATAAATTTAGCTAATGTTCTTATTCTTGTAACTTTAGCTCCTGTTAAATCATTACCTGCTGTTGTTGCATTTACAGTTAACAATATTGATGAAATCAACCCTGTAGCATTACTGACTACTAATTTTGGTCTAGGTAACTGTCCTTTTTGAAAAGCAAAACCTGATGCTTGTATAGGAAATCTAAGATAATCAACTGTTTGCCATTTTATTTTGTTATTAGCATTTAAACTACTACCCGAATGAAAGTAATATATATCAACACTTTGAGCAGTCCATGTAACTTGATTATCGGTTACTGTTTGCCCAATAGAGGCAGAACCAAAAGCACTGGGTTGACTACTACCGCTTGTACCTGCAACTGTGCATTTAAAAATAACACCTGAGTTAGATGAAGCAGAATCAACTATATTGCCAACTGTATACACTTTATTTGCTTCCCAAGCGTCATAATGCAATGCGTTTTGTAAGGTTAAAGTAAATAATTCAATAATTGCAGATGGATTTATTGATTGAACATCACTAAAAGTACTACTGAACGAAACATATTGAACATTATTATCGTAAACAGTTTCTCCTACTGTACTTGTCCAATTTGGTTCACTACTTCCTGTCGTACCTGCTGAAGTTACCCTAAAAAATAAACCATCTTTTCTTCTTGTTACTGTAGGAGCAATAACATCGTTAAGACTTAAACTCGCACTAGCAGACCAAACAGTTGTCATTAGGAAGCTGGTTCAAATACTTGTCTAAAGGTAGCTTGGATAGTAGCTCTATTGTTATATGGTATAGATTTGCTCCATGCTTCGCAAACAAATTCAGAAGATGAACTTTCCCCTGGAGGAGTAAATGTAAAGCTATCAGAGTCGTTTGCACGAGCATCCAAGAAAGTTTCTATCGTATCTGAGTCTGTTTCTGAAACATTAAAAGTAAAGTTAAATATTTTAGGGTTCTGATGCTGTGCTAATCCAAATAATATTCTGTGTTCATAGCCATCAGCAAAACGAACAGTTCTAGTATTTGGTGCGGATCTTTTTTGCTGTCCGTATGTTGGAGTTATCGAAGGAAATGTAGCCATTATGCAAGTAGTCCTCCTGGTCTTTGTTGCTGTATTAATTCAGATTGTACTGCAACAGATATAAGACGGCCAAGCTCTCTACCTTGATCTTCGTCACCTTCAACATTAGAACCAGAAGCATCTACGTTTACTACTACATTTGTCCCACCACCTAATTCATGGTTTGGTGTAATCATCCCAGAAGAACCAGGTGTAAACATTTCTGGGCCACGTTCTCCTACGATATAACTCTTACCTCTACTAACGGGACCTCCTTCTGCTCTAAAAAATCCACCAATACCTGGAATACTACTAAGAAGAGAATTAACTCCAAATCTAATTAATGATCTTTGTATTTCTGTAAACACACTACGAGCAACATCTCCAAGAGTTTTAGTTCCATTTATTGCACCTTCTATTGCATCAACCAACCCTGTCTCTATTGTCGAAGCGATTCCTGCATATAAAACATTTAACTTTTCTAATTCCCGTTTTAATCGCACTTGTCTTTCTATTTCTTCCTCATCAAATTTAACTCCAGCTTTTCTAGCAGCTTCTATAAGTTTATTTTTTTCTCTTATAATTTCAGCTTCTCCTTGCCCTAATGTAATTGCATTATTAAGAAAACCTATTTGGTCTGTTAATGACTTAGTTATTTGTTCATATTCCATTCTTGCTAATTCTGCTGCTCTTGCTCTTGCATCTTCAATATTTTTTGCCTTCATTAGTAAAACAAGATCATTCTCTAATGTTTTTCGTACATTTCGATTTTTTGTATTATCTATTTTTGTTACTAAATCCATTATTTCTTGATTATCAGTAACCAATTTTGCTTGTGCTAATAAATTTGACCTTTCAAAACCTAATATCGGCTTACTCAAATCATTATTAGCACCTCTATTAAATAATTTTGCTATTTCAGTACCAAGCCTTGTAAAGAATTTACTCATTTCATTTGTAAGGTTTTGACTACTGTCTGCAAATGCTTGTAGAGCTTCAACACCATCTTGTCCAACTAATTTTGTTGTCTCTTCAACAGCAGCATTATAAGCAGCTTGTTTGCCTTCGGTCTGTTCAATTAATTTTAAATATCTTTCTGTATCAGTTCCTAATAATCCAAAAGATTTTGAAACCGCATCAATATTTAAAGTTTTAGGATCTAATGCTTTTCCAAGATCACTTAATCCTTTAATTGCAGTAGTAAGTTGTTGAAGAATACCAGTAGCAACAAGACCTCCTGCAAAACCTCCCATCTGACCACCAATCTTAGTTCCTGCAAAACCTCCAGTAAAACCAGCAATAGCACCCAATGGGCCTTGTCCAAATAATAATGGGAACGCACCAGAGATTAGTCCACTTGTAGCTGCTGCTTTATTGCTTTTGTTATTAAATTTATCAAGTTTATTTCCTTGAGCTTGTGCTTTATTATTTTTAAGTTGTGCATTTGTATTTTCATTAATTTGAATTGTTTCTCTACCTATAGCTGCGTTCTGTTTATTTGTTGCTGCTAAAGCATTTTTATGTTCTTTAGTCCCAATTTTTAAACTGTTTGTATATTCTTCTAAAGCATCTGCTGTTGCCATTTGAGCATTGGCAGTTTCACCAAAAGCCATTTTAGATTTATTAACAGTTTTGGTAATAGCTTCCATATCTTGTCTATATTTTTTTAATTCATTACGAGCACTTTGTCCTGCTTTTCCCCCTGTATTTCGAGGATTCATTATATCTATTTGTCGAATATCATCTACACTTTTTGTTAGCTGTTTTACTTTCGTATTTAATCTATCAAGACCAGATTGACCTTTTACTCTTAAATTTATATTTACACCGTAATCGGCCACAGCAAAAACAAAACTTTACTTTAGTGTACCGCTTTTAACGTTTTCTTGCTCGTGATTTATTCTTTGCATCTTCATAAGCCTTATCTTCATATTCTTTCTTTAACTCATAGTAAGCAAGCCAATTTATATATTCTTCCTGAGTCAATTTATTTGTAAGTTCTTTTATTGTCATTCCTAGCTCTGTAGCTAAAAAAAACATAAAAAACCAATCGTTTCTAGCTTTTTAAATCTGCTTTCGCTTCCTCCACTTTGTATTCACTACCAGAATTTAACATTGCAAGTTGAATATCTTGTAAAGTCCCTGCATTAACTTCTCTTCGTAAAGAAGCTTTGTGACCATCTTGAAATAATCTTTGACCATCTTTATCTAATGCTTTTGTAATCATAAGATTCAAAGCAAAGTCATCATTAGTTCCTGAATCTCCAGACTTTGCAACAATAGATTCTCTTTCTGCAATAGTTAATGGATTCCAATAAATCTCTAAAACTGTTACATCTCCTTCTTTTAATTCATACAT